AGAAGCATTTCGGTAGGACACGGTAAATCAAACCCCGAGTCTGGATAAGGGGAAGAGATTTTGCTGTTATGATCATCCACTTTAGCCTTGTACCACCCGATGACCTCTGGATCGTCGGAAATAACATGGATGTTCATGATATACTTCATACACCTATCTATGTTGTATTGTTTATATTATTTAAATACAACTTATTTATGACACACTATGACAATCTGTTTGGCGATGATCGTAAAGGACGAAAGTCATGTCATTCTGGACACTTTAAAAAATATCATCGATCATATACCAATTGATTACTGGGTCATTTCGGATACAGGATCCAGCGACAACACGATGGACATCATTCAAACCTTTTTTCGAGAACACCGTATACAGGGAGAACTCATTCAACGTCCATGGGTCGATTTTTCACACAACCGTAATGAAGTACTTCATCATGCCTTTCAAAAGACGGATTATTTATTGATGTTTGATGCCGATGATGCGTTTGTAGGAACGTTCAAACTTCCTCATCCGATGATCGAAGATGCGTATTTATTGACATTTGGGGAAGGAATGACGTACCCTAGACCCGCTCTCATAAGCAATCGTAAAGAATGGCGGTATGAAGGTATATTGCACGAGACGTTGGAGCATCCTGGAAATGAAAAACGGGTAGGGTGTCCAATTGAAGGAAAATATTACATTCTCTCGGGAAGAACAGGGAATCGAAACAAGAATCCGAGAAAGTATGAGGACGATGCAGAATTATTGGAACGCGCCATCATAACCGAAAATAACCCTGTTCTTAAACATCGATACATGTATTACTGTGCCCAGAGTTATCGAGATTGTCAGGACGTTCAAAACTCGATACGGATGTATACAGCATTCTTGGACTCCAACGGAAACCCTGCGGAAAAATATTTAGCGTGCATGGAACTTGCTAAACTTCATTTGGGAAAGAATCAGTTTGATGTAGCACAAACCTATTTCTGTCGAACGGTTCAATATGAACCCGAGCGGATCGAAGGAATCGTCATGTTGATGGAAAAATTATTTGAACAAAAAAATTATCTGATCATTAATGCGTTGTATCACCGATTCAAAGGATACAATCACAAACAAACGTATAAAACATTTTTCATCGCGGATCTGTACGATTATGTCATGGAAGCTTACAATTCGGTAAGTGCCTCGGTCGTAGGCGATCATGTTTCGGGATATGAATGTTGTAAAAAGGTCATCATGTACTCGAAGAATCAAAACAACGTGGAAACCTGTACAAAAAATTTAATGTTTTACAAAACTCATTTGGATAAGGATCCTGCCTTTAAAGCGTATCTAGAAACTAAGAGGACTTAATCGTATACACTCCACTTTCTTTGGTCCATTTTGCGTAAATGGATGGATTCGGCTTATTCTTGAGAACGTCTTCAGTCTTGTATACATTCCCCTGAGAATCAATATAGTGCACGATTCCATTAAAGTCCTCGGCCCATACTTCCATCTTGGTATGGGGCCGAACTTGTTCGATGTCCGAAATGACTCCATGCGGTATACCCTTGCAGTGAGTCCCGCAACAATCACTTCCTTCTTTCTTTCGTCGGGTACATCTCTCTCCACTTGCACGCCGTGCACTACACCGCTCATCTGTAGGTACGCTGTTTTTACTTCTCTTACGTTTAATCATATCCTCTAAGGTAGGAAGAGGAATGACTTTGATGGAATCCGTTGCCTCTTCTAAAGAGGAAGACTGGGAGAGTATACGCAAGATGTCTTCGCGAAACGAGGACATGTTGGACGATGCCTTCTGAATAAGTTTCTGATCCATGACACCGATGATAAGAAAGTATAGCTATATCAATTTAAACCGATAGAAAGATATTGTAGAATGAAGGTGGCGGAATGGGACGAATCTAAATATTTAGTTCTGTCCTCGTTATCCTTTCTTCTTCCTTGTGTATATGCGTATACGCAAGAATTGTATCTCCATTCTGCGATGATAGGGATCTGTACGATCGCCTCCATTAATTTTTGGAGAGATGCAGTGTACTCTTATCGCCGAACGATAGATGTGGTCTGTTCTCGATGCAGTCTTGTATGGGGACTATGCGGATGTGCGTATACAGGAATTTCATGGATCTATGTAGCCGAAATGGCAATCAGTATTGGAGGGTCTTATGCACTATCGAAGATACGATATCGTCAAAAACATCCTCGATGGGTCTATTATCATGTTGCCTTTCATCTGATTACCACCGGCCATGTTTTATGCGGATTATATGTATTAAAACGGTATAAATGAAAATCGGTCTTTTTGTGTATATGTCCATCGTCGACCTTAAAGATAAGCTTGAGAAAATGAATAAGGCTCAACAAATCGAACTTGCTCGTATGCTCATTCATGAATATCGAGTGACCTATGACGAGAATCAGAATGGTATTTTCATTAACATGTCGGAATTGCCTCCCAGTATTCTCGATAAAATACGTTCTTTCTTGAAGTATATTGAACTTCAAGAAGAAAACATTAGTAACGTTGAGCGCGAAATGAATGGGCTTAAAGATACATTTTTTAAAACAGAGTAGGAATGGAAATATTTGCCTTTTCAAAAGCAAATATTGACTTCGTTCAACGACCTACGTTATCGGAATCCTTTCGTCGTATTGGACCCGCTCCCTGTTGGATTGTGATAGGGCGTGTTTGTTATCATGTACATGAAGTCCCCGAATACATTCTGTATCGAGATCTTCCGATGCCTGCTCGATATCGTGGAGTAGTGGACAATCATCTCCATATCACCTGCATGAAGAAGCCGCTCTATGCAATGACGGCGTATACTCATGCAGATTTGTGTGGAATGTCGACTCGATTGAATCTTCCGGTGGGAACAAAAACGTTCATGTATGCACAAATTAAGGACGAAATCGTCAAAAGTGAAGAGGTTGTAAAAAAATTGATCCAAGGTTTTTCAGGAACAGGATAGACATTATGGCTCTCTTTCTTAACGCCGTGTCTGATGACCTCGCGACCTCCGTCAACCTCGGCAACCCGAAGGTGAACGCTAGCGGAGGAAAGAACATTCCGATGTTTAACAAAGCAGCTCGAAGCATCCTCAAGTTCTCCACACCGGAGATGACGACATGGGGTATCAACGAGAACGATTTCGACGGTACAGGTAAGAAGTCCTACGACATGAGTCTTCAGTTCCCCTCGCCGGAGTACGCCAACGCAGATTCGACGGCGTTCTTAGAGAATGTCAAGCGTCTTCAGGACTTTGTACTACAAGAGGCGGTCGTCAACGCGAAGAAGTGGTTCGGTAAGCCGCATACGAAGGATGTGGTCGAGGCGCTGTTCTCACCGCTTCTTCGATACCCGAAGAATAAGGAGACGGAGGAAGTGGATTACACGAAGGCGCCTTCACTTCGAGTCAAGATCCCGTATTGGGACAATAAGTTTGCAGTAGAGATCTACAATACGGCAGGGACACTTGTCTTCCCGAAGGAGGGTGTCGGTATTTGCGCGACCGTGCCGAAGGGATCACAAGCAAAGACGCTCATTCAGGCAGGCGGTGTATGGTTTGCAGGAGGTAAGTTCGGGGTTACGCTACGCGTGGTTCAGGTGGTGGTAAAGCCGAAGCCGAGTCTTGAGTCAGGGGTGTGTCATCTATTGAGTCCGGCTGACGCATCAGAGGCACCTGTTCCACAGGAGCTTCCTCCTCCAACGGACGTGGAGTCAGATGAGGACCCTGAGCAGGAGTACTCAGCTCCGGTGCAGACTGAACCTCCGGCGGAGCAGACTTCGGATCCGGCATCTCTCCCACCTCCACCGGTAAAGGGGCGGAAGAAGGTGGTGAAGACGGATGCATAAGCTTCTGGAGTTGCTCGTACTCAACTACATATTCAAACAATCGGAACACCGAGGCACATACATCTTTTTTGATGTGAATGTATTCATTTATTTTTTTTCGGGCATCTGGCAACAACAAGGAGGCTTCCTCGGGTGAGACCATCGCAAGAGCATGAATGACGGCCATCAATTTCTCTTTTTCATCCTCCATAAATTCCTTGTATCGTTTGAGAGAAATGGCATAATGGACATAGATTGAATCGGAATGTTCATTCGAGACCATCTCATTTTTATATTCTCGAATGAATTCGGGATGTTGATGAATATGATCATCGATCGCATTCATGTTATGGATACAGTCTTGAAGGGTGTCCACCTTGGATAACTCAACGGCTCTTGTGTACATGTGCATGAGCAATACCCCCTGACGTACTAAAAACTCGACTTCGTTGATGTCCGTATCACCGAGTTGATCGTGAATCGTTCCGGTCATGTTGTTTAATACTTGCGTACATTTATCTTGGGTCCACTCCATATACTATATACATATTAAATTGACATAAACGAATCGAATCTAAGTAGATATGAATGGACTGGTGGGATTCAAAGCCAGTAGTACCAGAAACCTACGTGGATAATGTTTGCAAAAACTGTCAATCGGAGATGCGACCGGACGAAGGCTTTTACACCTGTTCCAACCCAAAATGCGGTATCATCGAAACGAAACGGGTCGATTTTACTCCTGAATGGAACTGTTATGGAGAAGACGGTTCGATGAAACCGGTTCGGTGTGGTATGCCGATCAATCCGCTTCTTCAAGAATCCTCGATCGGATGTAAGGTTCTGTGTCATGGACCTACGTCATTCAAGATGTTGAAGATTGCGCGATATGCGGATTGGCATTCCATGCCATACAAAGAAAAGACCCAGTATGACGATTTTCAGTTGATTTCGATCATGGCAGGAAATGCGTCCATTTCTAAAATGATTGTGAATGAAGCCTGTTCCTATTATAAGATTATCTCTGAACATCAATCCTTTCGTGGATTAAACCGAGATGGGATCATCGCCGCCTCGATTTATATTGCCTGTCGTATCAAAAACATTCCTCGGACTTCCAAAGAGATTGCCAAGATCTTTAATTTGGATACGACGAGTGCGACCAAAGGATGTAAGAATGCGATGACGATCATTAATGAGCTTGAAAAAGACATTCCCTTTGAAGAGAAGACTCATTATTCGGAGACGAGTCCTTCTTCCTTTATTGAACGATATTGCAGTCTTCTTCATATCAATTCCGAGCTGACAAAATTAGCGATGTTTATTGCTCACAAGATTACTCAAAACAATCTTGTGCCTGAAAATACACCTCATTCGGTTGCAGCCGGAATCATCTATTTAATGTCGGTCGAGTTCAATCTCAAGATTACGCCTCGACACATCCATGAGATTAGCAATACAAGTGAGGTAACCATCTCCAAATGTTATAAGAAGATGGATGCGGTTAAACAAATGCTCATACCTAAAGTCATGTATACGAAATACTCATCGTAGGGTGGGGTTGACACACTGGGATTCGGTCGAATAGGATTGAGAACTACACTGAGAAGAATCGACACGAACACAGTTTCGTACACCTTTCCATTCTCCTACATAACAATATTCTGTTTCCGGTTTAGGAGGAGGTACTTCTTCTTTATTGACTTCTAATTTAGGACCGATCGTGGCTTCCGGTGGTTTTGCCATTAATTCCATACTCATTTTTGTTAGATCAAACAATTTGATAAAAAGAGGATAATAGGGTCGAAGCATCAACACGATGACAATCAGGATGAAGAGTGCTATGGCCCATTTCAAATACCCATTTGATTCGGGTTCTTGTGCTGGAGCTGGTGCTGCTGGTGCTGGTGCTGCTGGAGCTGGCTGAATGGCAGGAACTGGCGCAATCTCCATATATACATTAATCACCATATAAAAATAATACGACTAACTACGTAGATGGAGCTATCTTTTTTCAAGGCATGGGAAGGCGAATTTGACCATAACAATCTATACCAACTTACATGGTTAAGGCATCATTATCCTCAATCCTTTAAGCCAATTTCATACCCCATTCATCGAAATACAGGCGTCCTTGTACATGATGTATACACGAATAAACAAAATGAAATTCTTTTGGACACGCTGATGGATTGTGCACTTTCTAAAGAGGAATTGAACATGTTATTTTTATCTGCGTATACAGAACCGCCTTCTTCTATAGGAATTCAATACCGCCATGGAATCCTTCGAATGGGATATAAACCTGCATAAAAAAGATTTCGTATACTTATGGGAAATTGTATGTCTACGCTTCGACCTCCAAAAATAAAAATAAGGCGCTAATATATGTTTCTCTTCGAGACGCTCTCGCGTGAAAACTGTGTTGCCTTTTTAATTCTTTCGGTCATTTCATTCGCGGCCTTTATCGTACTGTTTTTATTTGCTCTCACGGCGGCCAAGAATAAGTCGGTCTACTTCATCGCATCCCTGAGTCCTCTGTTTATGTACTACCTGTATCTGATGTGGTATTCGATGTGCGTCAGTTCCCTCAAGTAAATATTTATACGGTATAATATGAGTAAAGAAGTGAAAATAGATCCCCATTTATTTGAAACTAAAAAACAAAAACCTAAAACTCGAAAATCCAAAAAGGAACTCCTCCAGGAACTTAGTGGCGATCATGTAAAGGATCTTGAGGAGCTTACGCATACACCGCCGGTGAGACCGCGATCCATCTTAAAAAATACAACCGAGAAGAAGTATAGTTCTTTTGGAAAGAAGAACAATACAGTCCGCATCTTTATCAAAGATAAGGATGAATATGCAAAGATTGAATCCGACAAAAAGAAATTAAATCGGCACTCGATGACCCAAGTAAGAAACTATTTGAAAACAAGAAAACTGTATACAGTAGGTTCTACTGCCCCAGATGATCTCTTAAGAGAAATTTATATCAATACGCATCTTACAGGAAATGTGGAGAATTCAAATCCACAAACATTACTTCAAAACTTTTTAAAGGATGGTCACTGTGAAAGTATGGATGAACTTGGAGGAGGGTAGTCTCCGGTAAATGTATGGACGGTCCCCTTGACGGAATCATGAATTCCTGCTAATAATTCAAGTGCCAAAAAAGTACCGCCACGCCTCGTTTTTCTTTTCATTCTAGGCTTTCGTTTTCGGTATCGCCTACTTTTCATAGTATAGAAGATTATTTTATTCAAGTATACTATGAAATTTTACGACAAACTGTGCAAACCCGCTCAACTGTACCTTCTGATTTCGTTAGTGGTCTATGTCATGATTTTAATTCAGAATATTGCCTCACCGGATCGGTTTTCTCTAGGACCTTATTCCTGCATGCATGACAACCAGCCCCTTGTCATGGTCGGCCAGCTGATCTATATCGCGTTCTGGACATGGTTGCTCAACATGATCTGCAAGATCAACACCGGCATTAGCTGGCTGATTGTTCTGTTCCCCTTCATTCTATTCTTCATTATCTTCTTGGCGGTCGTCTTTAACGGTCGTGAAGGGATGGAAGTAGAGGAAGAAGAAGAGGAAGGAATGAAAGATAAAAAGGAGGTTTCTCCTGTAGATAGCCTCTCGAATATAGGAGTGGTTTAACAAGGTATGATCGATTCATTATTCGTAATTCCATCCCATGTAATCGAGTTTTGTTTTGCCCATCGCTTCTTTTTACAGAGAGAATTTGAATTTTTATCACTAAATTCACCTGACATGACCTCTACATTATTTGGAGCAGTAGGGGGATAAATATCAGGTCGAATACATGTGGTCCCCTCTAAGGTATAAAAGTCTGGACACTGATTGATGATTGGAGGAAAGGTTGTGTATCGAGCTCTGTACGTAGTATAGGACATGAGAGCCAAACATACAGCTAGCACAAGAAACATGACACCTGCAATTTTTTGTTGAACCGGTCCAATTTCCATAATCTATGGCGTTATTTTTTATCGATAGTATGTATGCAAGCAAACGGACGTGTTAATATCTTAACTCCTCCGAATCCGATGATGTTGTACGATAAACCTCAATACGTTTCCAATTATGCAGATGCCATGAATGGAAACTGGGAAAATACCCAATTGTCTCGATCCTATTTTTCTCCTGAAAATCAACAAATCTTACAAAATGGAATACGCGCCGGTGTCTACGAAAAATCTCAGGGTGCCTATGTCGTCTCTCAACAGTCGGATACTCAACTAAAAATGATCATGAGAGCCATCTTTTTAGAACATTCCAAAAATTTACCTACAGGGATTAAAGAACAGATCCACGACTTAAACCAACTTGTCCTTAAACACTGTATACCTAAGGTATACTCGGAGGCCAAATCCTATCTTATTTATTTACAAGATGCGAGTACACTGGCCGTCCCGATGAGAGTCCCTATACATCAATCGACCAAACAAACATTAGAATTGAAGCCTTTTTTTTAACCTGTATACTTTAAATGAATGCAAATTTTACTTCTCAAAAGAATGCTCTAGATGATTCATTTACAGAAAAACTAGATGAATTGATGTCCATTTACGGAGAATCGAAAACAAGGGACGATGGAAGAATCGATGTCAAAATGGAAGAACTTAGAAATATCATCGATCAAATGACGGCATTAAGAGAAGATATCATACGGGAAATTAGAGAAACCAATAGTGCAATTCTTGTTTCTTCTGCACGAGCCAAGGAGATGGATTCCCTCAAGGATGAGATGAAGGATTCTAATCTAGCCAACATGGTTCTTACGGCAGATCAGCAAATGGATGATGCTAAATCGTTGTTTGATCATCATCGTATTTTACTGTTGGTCAAGGTAGGTATCGTACTTCTCATTTTGATAAAGGGGAACGAGATTTTCGAGTCATATCGACTCGTTTTTGCAGGCGCTTCGTTGGCTTGTATTTTCGCTTATATGATGTTTGTTTTCTTTTTCTAAGCAGTCCAAAAGGGAGTTGTTTGACTGCCTCTTTCTCGGCAGCGGAATGCTGTCTTGCTAAGGTAAACCCACTCTTAATGGCTTCAGGGTCTCCATAATCCACATTCAAATATCGACATCCTTGGTCAATCAGATTTACATATTCAAATCCCAAATTAAAAAAGTATCTAAGGATATGAACTAAATCGGTTCGTTCATATCGTGCAATCCCAGTCGTCTCGCTAGAAATTCTCGTCCCAAAGGGCATATCCCGTTTTCCAAGTTTTCGACAGAGCATTTGGGAAACCTCTACATTCATGAGATTTCGTCTTTGAAGGTCAGCAAATCCTACCCTTAATTTACGTCTCAACAGATGATCTGGAGGCTTCCATTGTACTTCGATCATGCCATCGTCATATGCATTATGAAACGCTTCATATTGTTCGTCCGTCGTATGATGAACTTCGATGACGTAGACACCCATAAAATAATTGCCTGCTTCTTCTAAATCGGGTTTCGTTCCCCATCTTTTATTGGAAAGATAACTTCGATGAGAATGGTCAAAGAGGTGGTTCTCTGCACGAAATTTATATTCAGGAAGTACATGTTCCGAAAATTCATCTTTGGTCATTCCATGTTCTTGTAAAAGAGAAGGTCGATGTTGAGATTGTTCAAACTTACTCGGACTTAATGTCAAAAAATATTCTCGATTTGCCTGAACAATCGATAATTTACGATCGTACACGTTGGATAGGTCAATGAGATGACTCCTTTGTTGTTGTGGATTATTAACCTTCGTTTCAAAATTACATACACCGATACGACCTGCTTCTACCACGACGATGTGTTTAGCCATATGAGGATCCTTCGGTAAAGGCTCCGGATGAACATCATCCGAGGAATGAAGATCTATATAAATGGTAATGGTTCTACGAAGTATCTCTTTTCGTACATGGTGTTTGATATCTTCCACCGGATCAGGCAATTCTTGGGTCACACGTTTATAAATACTTCTCAAATGCTCCATATCAAGTATACATAAAAAACGTGTAGTCGATGCGTAGCCGTGTAGAGTTGACCTAGGCGATGTGGGGGACGAATCCGCGAGGCTTGACCTCCTTGTCCATCTGAACCTTGTAGGTGAACTTACCTGCCGTGAACGAGTTGTTGCCGAACTTTTCAATCTGACCGATGAAGTGCCTCATCTGGTCTGTGTTGCCGAGGATCTCCACGTGTGCAGTCTTGTACCTACTGCCGTACTGGTTTGTCTTCTCGGGACCGAAGCGAACCATCGACGTGGTGCCGAAGGTTCCATCGATTGCCTCCTCGAGGGCATCCGTCGACACGTTGGTAGGAACGAACGAGATGAAGAGCATGTTGACTGTACGGTTTTTAGTTTCAGATAAATCTATTTCAATTTTTTAAAAAGGGCAAGAGTCGGACAATCAAATGAAGTAGGTCTCCTACAATCGTAAAGGCAGGAGACCAACTATCCTCGTACATTTTGTTATGTAGAATGATGCATCGATTCAGAGGAAAGGGTCGATTCGTATCGAAATAAACAATCGACCATCGTGGCGGTATGAAGACTCCTGTATACGTAATCTGTAAAATGATATGAGTCCTCTGTTGAAGATACGAAGAGATATGCCCCCCAATCTCATCGGGAAGTTGTCGGAAATTAAATGCAACATCGAACTGCCGGCGCAACGAAAGAATGAACTCGTGGTTGGACTTTCTAGAAAATGTATACTTGCCTGGAACCGAATAATAGGTGCTGAGTGTCTGACCGTTGATCGCAACGGTAGCAGCCTCATAAAGATTGTTCATTCGGCGCTCAAACGACATGGTTTACTAGATCGATCTACCAAGTAGACTTCAATTTTGTACACGAAGTGGAATCCATTTCTTAAACTTTTCACTCCAGTCGCATTCCATCTTATACTCTTTTTCAGTATACTCAGGAGAGTCATGAAAAAGAGTATTCATCATTGCACTTCGTTGTAAAGTATCCATACAAGCATAAGAAAGAAACTCGTCTTGTCGAAACACCATATAGATATCACTTTTAGAAGTAGATTTTACAGTGTACACATTTTTCTTCGTGGGTTGCATCCAGTGATAGACCATCGATTCGCATACGACTTTTGTACTGTATACTTCATAATCCGGATGGAAGGTCGTCGGCGTGGGGGACATGAGGGGAAGCATCAGCGTGTACGACGACGGGTAGACATAGGCAAACAACATTTCCGTCATTTTGTCCCATTTGCTAAGAATATTTCCTTGAACCAATTCATTCTTGTAATAAAATATATCATAAATGAGAATGAACTTTTCGGTTTGATGGTAGACAATTGTTCCTAGTACAATCGTTCCTTTCAGGATCGGATCGAAATTCATCTTGATCGGCCATCGCTTCTTTTTGTGAATATCCACCATAAAACACCCTTCTTCGGTAAACCATACATAGCATTGTTTACCGAAAGGTTGAGCGATGTATACTCCTTCTGTAGGTTCTTTGTAGACCATTTTCTCAGGGAGCCTTACAAAAGGGGGCAACTCCATACTATATTTAAGTATACGGTTTTATGTAGATTTTTTAAACTGTTCTAAAAGTTCCGTCAGCTCCTGATCAGGTTGGATTACCTTCCCGATCTCTGCACGTTTCTTATCATGGAAGGAGACGACATCATGGGTAACAGGAGTCGTCAAATTTGCCTTTAAATAATTGTATAAATGATGGACTGAAATGAGAACGATCAGCGTAATGACTGAAGTATAGATGACTGTCCACATACATAAAGGAAGGATAAAGATCATGCGGATTGGACGAAAAGAGACATCAAGTTTGGGAAACCGTCATTACTCTTTTCTAGAGAGGTTTACTGAAGAGGTTTCGCTGTCAGTCAGCCTCCTCGACGTGTCTTCCGACGGTTCTTTCGTCTCCTTTGCTTTCGTGTGTACCTAGGCATACAATGACTTAACATTATTTTTATAAAATCGGATTCGGAGAAGGCGTCGTTCATAGCTTTCATGCTTATGATTCTTGACCTTGGAACACTGATTGGGTTTTAAAAAAGTAGTATACATGGATGCTGACGTACGAGAAATCCGTTGAATGGGGCACATAAAATAAACCGATATTAAAACATTTCACAACAAGATAGTATGGAAATGTTTCGTATCTCTCCTGAAGTAGGTAAATGCTATGAAACGGCCGAGTATACTTCACGAACCGGACGATATCCCCACGAACGATTTTTTACAACCAACCCTGTCGTCTACGTGGGCGAGTTTCAGCGACATGTCTCAAGTGGATATCGTGATAATGCATCTCATGCAGATATCTTTTTATTGGAAGGGAAAGAAATCATCGTTCATTATACGTACGAAGGAACTACATGTTTTCGAGAACGATCATAGAACTACATCTTCAACTAATGTATTACTGATGATGCTATTTAAATTTAGTCCCTTCTTATGTTTGACGTAATTCCATTTGCAGCCATCATTAATTCCAGCAAAAGAACGATTCGGATGCCCCAAATAGTAGATGCTCTTCAAATTGTTATCTGTAATTTCAGATATTGGATGTTTTTTCATGGATTTAACAGGAATATTCGGTGCAGCCGAGTGAATACATTCATTAAACTTTGTAGCTGGAGGATACTTAGTAAAATCACAGCGAATTTCGTTTTTGGAATCATAGATTCCTGTACCTCTCCCCTCTGTTGCGTGTTTCACCTTATACCATTTTCCTGTGTCATTTGGAGAGGCGCATTTTAGTGCTTTGGGGTCAATTTTGATGTCCTCCGGTGTTTTGTTGGAGTTGGATGTTTTACCAGTGGTAGTTGCGACAGCAAATGCAGCTGTTGCGTTAGCCGCACCTACAATCGCTTTGGCGGCGTTAGATGAAACTTTTTTGGATTCACTTACAAAGGCTTTGGCTGCGGTAGATGAACCTTTTGAAACTTTTCCAAAGATCCCCCCTTCTCTCGTAGGCAACGTTAATAACACAAACATGAGTATCAATAACCATAGTATCCATGTCATAATCTACATAAAGATAAAATTGATATGTAAGAATTGTGATGTCCCTTTCAATCATGGCTCAACCCGATCGATGGGCTCCCATTCGCGCATTTTTTGGCGCCGCTCATTTGGAGCGCCTCGTGGAACATCAAATCAGTTCTTATAACCAATTCATTACCTCGTATTTACCTCAAACGATCGAACAATTTAACCCGACCGTCATTCATTCCGATCAGTACTATAACAAAGATCTGAAGAAACATAGCTTGGAGATTCATGTTCGTTTCGAAAACTTTCAACTGAATCGTCCTCAGATCTTTGAGAATAATGGTGCAACCAAAATCATGTTCCCGCAGGAGGCACGACTTCGAAACTTTACGTATTCGGCGACTACGACAGTTGACGTTCACATCCAATATATTGTACGATCGGGTCCCGAACTTGAAGAGGTACAATATTTTAACAACGTCATTCCTCAAGTTCATATCGGAAAGATTCCCATCATGCTCAAATCATGTGTTTGTGTCCTTACTCAACATCCTCATTTGAGTAGTGATATAACAGGAGAGTGCAAGTATGACCCCGGTGGATACATGATCATCAACGGGTCCGAGAAGACGGTGCTCGGACAGGAACATACCGCCTCCAATCGGTGCTATGTATTTCCTGCGACGAATTCGCAAAAGCATCTTCTTCAGGCCGAAATGAAGTGTTCTGTCGATACGAAACGTGTTTCTCCTAAACAAGTCAACATGTTCATTACGAAATTGCCGAACGGAGAACATCTGATTCACATCAACCTTCTGCGTATCAAAAAGAACATCCCTCTTGTCATCATCTTTCGTGCACTCGGTGTACTCACGGACAAGGAAATCTTCCGTATGGTATCCTTTGAAGATACCGATAGTGAAGTATCCTCCCTCTTTCGTGGTACGATTGCCGAAGGATCCGACTGCTTGACCCAAGAAGATGCCTTTGTGTACCTCTCCGCCAACCTGACGTACATGCCATATGATCGGCACGGAAGGAAGTATTCCTATACGATGGAAATGCTCATGGTCGATCTATTCTCTCACTGCAAAACGTTGGAACAGCGAATTTATTTACTCTCGTACATGGCGCATAAACTGATCTTCTGTACGCTGAAACGTTTACCGTGTGATGATCGCGATTCTTACTTGAACAAACGAATCAGTCTGACCGGCGATTTACTGACGGATCTCTTCCGCAACTACTTTCATAAAATGTGCAAGGACATGCAGAGGCATGTAGTTCGAGAAATGAACAGCGGGTCATGGAAATCCAGAGGCGATTATCTTCAGATCATTACTCCCACCAACATTTACAAGGGGATTAAACCGACGACGATCGAGAATGGACTGAAGCGTGCGCTTGCGACCGGTGATTTCGGTACCAAATACATGAATGCGAATAAGGTCGGTGTGGCTCAGGTTCTGAACCGCTTGACCTATGCCTCCGGTCTCAGTCATTTGCGGCGAGTGAGCAAGCCGATTGATAAGAGTTGTAAGTTGGTAGATCCTCGTAAATTAGTCAATAGTATTTGGGGATTCTTGTGTATTGCAGAGACACCTGAAGGTCAATCGGTTGGTGTTGTCAAAAACATCTCCTACATGACCCAGATCACGCTTCGATCGGATGCTTCCTCGGTTGCGGACCATGTATCTCCTCATGTGGGCGGGTATTCCCTCAAGAAAGACGATACGAAGGTGTTCTTGAACGGGGTATGGTTAGGATGTACAGAAACCCCTCTTGAATTGTATCAGGAATTGAAAACCAAGAAGCGAAGCGGTATCCTGTGTATTTATACCTCGGTCGTGTTTGACTATGCGCTGAATGAAATCCAGATTTGTACCGATGCAGGTCGTATGGTTCGACCCCTCTTTGTGGTCGATAAGGGTCAACTCCTGTACACGAAGAAGATCGAGGAACAGATTAAAACCGGAGTTCTTGGATGGGACAACCTCATCATGGGGAAAACCTCCGTCATCGAATATATTGACCCGAATGAACAGAATGCCTCTCTCATTTCGATGAAATTGAATGTTCAACCCAAACATACCCATGCAGAACTTCATCCCAGTACCATCTTTGGGATCCTCGCTTCCTGCATTCCCTTCCCTGAAAACAACCAATCTCCTCGTAATACCTACCAGTGTGCGATGGGTAAACAGGCGATTGGTATTTCAGGAACCAACTATCATCAACGTATGGACAAGACTTCCTTCGTACTCAATTACCCTCACAAGCCTCTGGTAGATACGCGCATCATGCACATGTTGGAGCTTCACAAGTTGCCCTCAGGAACACCGACCATCGTGGCGATCATGTCCTATACGGGGTACAATCAGGAGGATAGTGTCATCATGAATCAGGGATCGATCGATCGTGGTCTGTTTCGGACAACCTCCTTTCATACAGAAAAGGATGAAGATAAGAAAGTCCATGGTGATAATGAGATTCGGTGTAAACCCGACAAGTCGAAGACCAAAGGAATCAAGTTTGCCAATTACGAGACCCTTTCTGCCGATGGGATTGTTCCTGAAAATACACCGCTTGCCGACAAGGACATCATTCTCGGTAAAGTGGTTCCCATCAAGGACGCAAGGAACGATCCTTCCAAAGTCATCAAGTATGAAGACGAAAGTCTTACCTTTCGAAGTGATGAACCCTGTTTCATGGACCGAAACTATATCGGTGTAAACGGAGAGGGATATACGGTATGGAAGGGACGTGTGAGAGCTGATCGAAAGCCCGAGATCGGGGACAAGTTCAGTTCTCGACACGGACAAAAGGGTACCGTGGGTACTATCCTGTCGGAAGCCGACATGCCGTTTACTGCAGCAGGCGTTCGTCCTGACATCATCATCAATCCGCATGCGATCCCTTCTCGTATGACCATCGGTCAATTGAAAGAGACGCTACTAGGAAAACTTCTCTTGGAATTGGGTATGTTTGGAGATGGAACCGCCTTCTCCGAGTTGCCGCTTCAAACGATCATGACTGAATTGAGAAACGCCAAGATTGAATCAACCGGAAATGAACTTCTCTATGATGGATTTACTGGAAATCAAATGGAAGCCGCCGTCTTCATCGGACCCGTCTTCTATCAGCGTTTGAAACACATGGTGGTGGATAAGCATCACAGCCGTGCGAAAGGACCGATGGTGAATCTGACGCGTCAACCGGCGGAGGGCCGGGCTCGTGACGGTGGTCTTCGATTTGGTGAGATGGAGCGTGATTGTACAATCTCTCACGGAATGGCCTCCTTCACGAAAGATCGTATGTATCACGTGTCCGATGCCTTCCAAGTCCATGTATGTCGATTGTGTGGCCTCATCTCTCCATATAACGACGAATACAAGATTCATCTCTGTAAACCCTGTGAAAATCGTACCCAGTTTACACAGGTTCATATTCCGTATGCATTTAAACTAATGTGCCATGAACTCATGACGATGAACGTGGTCCCGCGGTTCTTGACGAATTAATATTACGATACACTATGAAGAAACTTATGGGATTTATCCTACTCTTACTCTTTCTACTCATCCTTTTTTTAAAGGACATAGAAGGACTTACTCAACCCGACAAAGAAGAATGGAATAAGATGGTCGAAGAATTTAAAACGTTTCCAAACTGGGAAGATCTCAAAGTAAATTTTATCATCACTGCAATGTCGATGAGGGTTGAAAAACTTAAAATTTTGATGAAAAAAGGTACGTTAGAAAGTACGAATTTAGGAGGCGCAAGAAGAGCCCTTTTTGAAGATTTAAAAGAATCAAAACGCGTGTATACAGACGAAGATTATCAATTTATGAATGAACTTGCATGTAGTCATAAAATGTTAATCAATAAACCATTAAAAGATCTTCTTGATTACTTAACTACACAAGTAGATATCATGAATCGAATCAAAGATGAATATAAGGTGAATACAGATACAACATTAAAGGAATTAGATGACAAGATCAAAGAAGAATAGATTTTAACTTACCGTATACTATGATCGTGCTTTTATGGATTTGTATATTATCTATTTTTTTATTTATGATGAGCTTGAAAGAAGGAATGACCAATCCGGTGGATCCACCGGAGGTGACTGAACTTAAAACTCTATTAGTAGAATATCACCCTAAGATAACGTTGGGTGAAATTAGGTATGAATTATCTAGAAAAATTAAATCTCGTCAAGACAGGATTGAAGATTATGAAAATCATGCATTTAAATCAAGCGAACATAAAAAAAGAGTATACGAAACCATTATACCAAGGATACAAAGTAATATTGTGAAATTTCAAAGTACCTTCGATACTCTGACGAAGATTCTTGACCCTAAGGGAAAGATCAAAGATCCGATGACCCTAGAAGAGACCATCGCTGCAATAAAAGCCGAAATCGCTTCAACGAAAGCAATAAAGAAGGAAATAAAAGAGGTTCGTAATGAAATCCTCGAATCTCGCGATGAGCTGGACAAAAAATATGCGGGTATTAATAACCCTTTTATAAATCCGTTTATTTATTTAAAAAATAGGTATAATTATAAAGACGAAAGTACCATAAAAAATATTTCTAAGGATTTAAGGAGTCGAAAGTTGGTCCAAGAGGATACGGTCATGATGGAAAAGCTTAAAGAGTTGGGGAATAAATATAGTGAAAACACTACTCTAGGGGGCATTTTGAATACATATATGGGTCCTGATAAGCCTCCTACACTCAATAAAAACGAAAATATCTTTGTTACCTTAAAGAATACACCCCTTTCTAAGTTAAAATCAAAGAACCTATGGACAAGTAATAATGAGCTTGGGAATATTGCCTATAAACTCGATATGTATATGGTAGCAACGGACGATTATAAAAACTACACTGAAAAAATAAAGGATAAATCCAATCCATATGTAAAGCGTGCCGAGGATATTAAATCATTACGCGACTACGTTAAAAATCTAATGGATCGAATGATCTTTCAACTCATATCAGGAAAAGTGAAAGAATCCGATAAATTAGAAAATGTATTAAAGGTTCCTGAAAAAAAATCTTAGGTAAAATATAAATATACCGTATGAAGGTAGTTCTTGTTATTGTTGGATTAATTTTTGTACTCATCTATATGAAACTGCAGGTTCAGGAAGGGTTGAATGATTTTGAATTGCAAGGCGATCGAAACATACTAAAATCATTTATGTCGGGTACAAATCCTCATACCAATTCAGAAGTTAAATTAAAAGATTTAAAATTAGATGATGAACAATCTGATCAACGAAATCCTCTTCTTATGAAATATAGCTCTGGAGGACCTCCTGCTGTAGATGGAAGGGATGGAACCTTTGATGGAGATACAAAGCTAATCGATGCTATAAAAAGTATTAATTTTAGAATCAAATATGCCGTAGTTGAGACTTAAAATATACTTATTCTGTATGAAGATTCTTGCATTGATTGGGGTCCTCTTGGTAGTGTTGTGGTTTTTTAGAAATGTACAGGAAGGTGCAACCGGCAACACAAGAGATGACTTCTTACAATCGGAGATAGATAAATTAATCGATTTCAAGGGCGAACTTTATACAGGTATAAATCGTAATACTACAAAATTAAAAGATTTACGATTAAACAAACAACATTGCAAAGATCGTGATAGGATTTCTACTAAATATAAAACAGGGGGTCCGAAGGTGGATGGAAAAGATGGAAAATTTGATGAGAATGCGACGGTAGAGGAAGCATTAATAAAGCTTCGGTTTAGGATAGATAACAATAAGAGCGGTACCTCACATAAATAATCTTCGTAGTATACTATGAAGGTTCTTTTGTTCGTTGGTTTCTTGGTAGTTGTTTTAGTCATGCTTTCGATGAATGTCGTAGAAGGTTATACTCTTGACGATAATATAACTTGGTTAAAAAGTATTGAAAATAATAATAATAGAGAAAAAAAATTACATGAAATTCAAGACATTATGCCGAATAAATCAAGTAGAATTCAAGACATTATCGATAACAACGAACACAATCCTTTAAGCACAAAAATTACTCGTGATACATCACTTAGAATTGCAATTCAAAAATTAGAATATAAAAAGAATAATTGAACCCTGTAAGACTTTCAACTTTATCCTATCAATTAAATATTCGTATTATGATATGAAGATAATATAGATTGGTTAAAAGGTATTGAAAACGATTCTACTAAAGAAAAAAAATGTCTCAAATTAAAAGCTCTAGATCGAATGAAGAAGATAAGGAAAGAATTCAACGAATTATCGATAACCATGATGGCGCTCCTGATAACACAAAAATTATTGATGAGACAAAACTTAAAAATGCTATTAAGAAATTGGAATTTAAAAGGGACAATTGCCCTACCGCAAACAATTCATAAAATTATATGAACAACCTTACGTTATCCAAACGTCCGATCAATTAAATATTCGTCATATACTATGAAGGTTCTTTTGTTCGTTGGTTTTTTGGTAGTTGTTTTACTCATGCTTTTAATGAACGTGCAAGAAGGCATGACGACTTATACAGTGGTTGAGTTAACTAATGATAAAAAAACATTTGACGAGGCATACGAAAAAGCTAGAAACAAAGCCAGAGGAAGAATACTGGATGATTTAAAATTTTCAGGCGGGTCTCTCGCAGGTGTCAGAATGCGAGAGGCATCTTATGAGAAATATCCAGATATGAATAATAATATGACTAAAGGACAGATATTAAGCCAATTTGATAAGCTAATCCAAGAGGCATCATCCAAACAATCTTCATCTGAAACATCTTCATCTGAAACATCTTCATCTGAAACATCTTCATCTGAAACATCTTCATCTGAAACATCTTCATCTGAAACATCTAGCTAATATGACTTTTCCAACCATTAGAATTTAAACCGATATTGATTCGTATACACATATGGAGAAACTCGATGTCTTCATCCAAGAACAACGCATCCCTAACATTATTTTCCATGGACCTCATGGAAGCGGTAAAAAGACATTGGTACGAAACTTCATCCAACGTCTTTACGAAAAAGAGGACATGGAAACTAGCGTCATGTACGTCAACTGCGTCATCGGAAAAGGAATCAAGTTCATCCGTGAAGATCTCAAATTCTTCTCCAAACAAAACATCCACTACAAATTCAAATCCGTCATCCTTCTGAATGCAGAGAAACTCACGCCCGATGCCCAATTTGCGCTTCGACGATGCGTTGAACAATTCAATCATACCACTCGGTTTTTTATCGTCACGACCGACAAGTACAAGCTCATCAAGCCCATTCTGTCTCGATTCTCCGAGTTATATGTAGGGTCCTCTACCAACCTGTATACGCTTCAACACTCTCTCGTAAACACGATCGATTTGGATACGTCTAGGGGAAAGGTTCTCGAAGACATGTTAGGAACGCTTGTTCCCGAGACCATCGAATCGACTGCAAAACAACTGTATGAACAGGCCTATTCGACCATCGACCTCATCCAGTATGTGGACACGCATGAGGTGGGCGATAAGGATGCATGGATGGCTCTCTGTGCCACCATTCAATATGATATTTACGATGAATATTTAGTCATGTTTATTTTACTTCACGGACTTCTATTTCGTAAAGAATTAGATGTTAATTTGTGTAAATAAAGAATGGACGATAACAACATCGCTACGTTAAAAGAATCTCAAAACGAGTGGGCCACCAAACTCCTTCGGGTTATCCTTCCGCATATCTTGGACGGCGTCTACGCGATGTTTACGGAAAGTAAAACCATTTGCGATAAAACCGAGGAACAAGAGAAGTATTTAATGACCTTTCAGAACATTCTGTCCCGTGTTCCCAAGTGGAACAACGATATTGTACTGAAGGAAACCGGACGTATTATTGAACAGAGTGGATGCAGTTATCTAGAAGATTTAATAACCTGTGTCCACATCTCCCATTTGAAGATTTTGTCTTCCATTCGTACAGGAAAGACCCAGAAGAAGATCGAGATTAACATTCCCAAATTACCCAACTTTGTGCACAGCGTCTACATTAGCATTTCAAGAGAGCTGTATACACACGTATACTTATTTGACCCTACGCTGCCTTCTCTCCTTTTACAAAAAAATAGGGAAAAGATTAAGGAGATTGTCAAACAAACCATCATGGATACCATTCGCGATAACATTCCTGTAGAACAACTGCTTCGAGCGTATCTGGATGAGACCTCGGAAATCATTGATGAACCTAAAAAGGCTAAAAAGGAGGACAAGAGTCTTCGATTCTCCGAAACTAACATGGCGATGAGTATTGATAATGAAGAGACGGTGTATACTCCTCCAGTACCGGAAGCATCGGAATCTACGATGAAGATTTTAGAGGATATTGCACCCATTCAGGCAGAGGATTTATGTGTCAAGGAAGCCATTCATGACTTGACGCCGGTAGAGGTAGAATTGCCTAAAAAGGAACCTGAGATTGTGTTAGATATTGTGGAATTATCGTAGATGCGTAGAATTAGCAAAGAATTAGTCTTCTTAGGTTATATGAATTTAGGTATAACAGCAATTGTCATCGGTATACTCTTTGTCATTTTTAAGTTTGGTGTCAATTACAAAGATGATCCTACACCGGATCTAAAGGATGGAGTCATCGCTGCCATTTCAGCCCTTGCCGGACTTTATGCAATTGACGTATACTCTCAAAAAGTATCTAAATCCGTCGAAGTGTTTACGGATAAACCTGCTTTTTAAAGAATACAATATTGTACGTCAAGGTACAATATTGGTATAGGATATGAAACAAAGTGAATACAAGTGGGAAGAACCGAGTACTCTAAATTTATTGATCAAAGGATCCACCATCCTCATCTTATTAAGCGTCATCGCCTTCATCATCTTTTTTAATATACTATATCCCAGCAGTAAATATATAACGATTGAAACGCCAAAGGACTGGGATGAATATAATCCGAATACGTGTTCCAAGGTGGACAAACTCCTGTGTATCGATTATGTTATCTTTATTGAAGATCTTAAGGACTACGAATCTGCACAAGATAAAATAGAATCGCCCGACATGCATCGAATCTACTATCTTAAAAACAATCCCAATTTGAAACGATATATTGAAAACAATTGGTCAAACCCTTCACGGTATCCTCATGTAAATGTATTGTTTAAAAAGAAGGGAACTCAGTGGGATCCAGTTTAAGCGCTGCACGTTTCACAGGGTGCAATCGTAAACTGTGTCGTATGATGTTTTGGTTTTCGTCGTAGATAGTATACACCGGTCTTTAGACCTTGTCTCCATCCATAAAAGTACATCGACGTCAGGATCGTATACGTAGGATCTTTGATCCATAAATTCAAGCTTTGTGATTGGCAGATGAAGGCGCCACGAGATACTGCCAAATCAATCAGATGTTTCATCGGCATTTCCCATACGACTTTATACTTTTGTTTCAAATGATCGGAAATGTTTAGATGTTGAACACTTCCATGGTTGGCGACAATACTATCCTTGATTGCAATCGACCATTTCTTTTCCGCCAAGAGATCATCCACAAGGTATTGATTCACCATGACAAAGTCTCCTGCAAGCGTTCTTCGTGTATAAATGTTGCTAGTTATGGGTTCAAAACATTCGGTATTCCCTAGGATTTGAGAGGTGGATGCCGTTGGCATCGGAGCCAACAGGAGTGAATTGCGAACTCCGACGGTTTGGACAAGGGTACGTAGTTCAGTCCAATCATACATTTTGGGAGTCACACCCCAAAGATCAAATTGAAATTTCCCCTCGGAAAGAGGAGATCCTGCAAACGTACTGTACGGTCCCTCTCGTCGGGCAAGTTCTACGCTTTTGGTCATGGCCGCATGGTACATCGTTTCAAAAATCTGTTGGTTGAGTTCGAGAGCAGCGGGACTATGAAAGGGAATGTCCATTAAAAAGAAGGCATCGGCAAGACCCTGAACACCGGTTCCAATCGGTCGATGGCGTAGGTTGCTTCTTCGTGCTTTTTCTGTAGGATAATGATTCAAATCGATGATTCGATTTAGATTTTCCACGACGACTTGAGTGACACGATGTAGTTCTTCAAAGTTAAAGGTCTTGTTCTTAACAAAGGCTGTCAGAGAAATGCTGGCCAAATTGCAAACGGCCGTCTCCTCCTTATCACTATATTGGATGATTTCGGTACACAGATTGGAGGATTGAATGACCCCAATATTCTTTTGATTGGATTTATGATTGCATGCATCCTTGTACAAAATGGAGGGTGTTCCGGTCTCCATCTGAGCATCTAAAATCTTAAACCATAATTCTCGCGCTTTGACCGTCTTAGACGCCTTTCCTTCTCGCTCATAGGTTTCGTACAGTTCCTTGTAGGTATCTCCGTAGACCAAGGAGAGTCCCGGACAATCATGCGGACAAAAGAGGGACCAATCAGCGTCCTGTTCGACTCGACTCATGAAGAGATCAGGAACCCACAATCCATAAAAGAGATCACGCGCCTTGGCACTTTCATCACCCGTATTTCGTTTCAAATCAATCCATGCTTCAATATCCGAATGATCTGGAGAAAGGTAGATCGCAAAAGATCCGTTGCGCTTTCCACCTCCCTGATCCACATAACGCGCCGTTTCATTAAACACACGAAGCATCGGTACGATGCCGTTGCTCTTCCCGTTCGTTCCCTGAATGTGAGTTCCTGTACCCCTTACATTATGGATATGAAGTCCGATCCCTCCTGCGAGTTTTGAGATGAGTGCACAGTCCTTCAGCGTATCATAAATCCCATCGATAGAATCTTCCTGCATCCCGACTAAAAAACAAGAGCTCAATTGAGGAAGAGGAGTCCCTGCGTTGAAAAGGGTCGGAGTAGCATGTGTAAAGTACTTTTGGGACATGAGGTCGTACGTTTCCTTGACCTTTTCCAAGTTGGCTCCATGGATGGCGACGGCGACACGCATCCACATGTGTTGAGGACGTTCTACAATGACATCATCGCACTTCAGTAGATAGGCTCTCTCTAGCGTTTTAAATCCAAAGTAGTCAATCCAGTAATCTCGGTCGAACTGAAGCATTTCCTGAAAGTCGGGGGAATGTTCTCCGACAATACGAAAGTAGTCTTCATGAACACGTCCTGAAGTATACAGTTGTTCGCTGATCGAAAAGAAAGAAGAAGAAGTATTTTTGTGATTGTTGGAAATGACGATCCGTCCTGCCAAGACTCCAAAATCGGGATGTTCGGTACATTTTGCAGCGCACTCTTCTGCACTCAATTCATCAATCTTTGAGGTAGAAATCTTATCATGTAGCTGTTCAATAATGGTAATGGCGAGTTTGGGAATGTCGATTTGAAGAGGAGGGTTCATCAATGAGAGAGTTCTCAATCTGTCCGAAATGGTATCAAATCGGACAGGTTCACAGGTTCCGTCTCGTTTGACTACCTCCATATAGTATACTTACCTAAACTTATTTTAAACCCATTCGGATTATCCTTGAAAAAAATTGAAACGATTTATCCCGAGAAGGATATACACAGTTCAAACACTCTCTCAAACATGTCGATCTCATACGCAAAGGTGGTGGCGGCTCCTCGTTCCAAGACGGCGTCGGCGATCTACAAGGCAAGGGCGTACGGTCTCGCCGTAGGTGCTCTCTGGGGCGACGTGGACGCCTACGACCCCAAGGAGGACGGTCCTCATGAGGCATACTTTCTCGAAAGCGCGCGCAAGCGAAATGCGGTCGTGAAAGAGGTTGTCTCGGAGGAGGACATCGAGGCGGAGAAGCAGCGATTCAAGGAAAGCGTGGAGCGACGGGAGAGACTTCAGGAGCAAGCTCGGGCCAAGGCGGAAGAAGAGGCGCGGATCAAGGCAGCAGAGGAGAAGATGTGCAAGTGTGGATGCGGCAAGGAGGCTCACCTCAAGCCGCGGCCGGACTTTGCCGGCTACTGTTGCGGATGGTGTAAGCAGCACAAAGGTAAGCGGGGACACGGGCCAGCATGCGGCAATAACTAAAAAAAAAGCGGGGGGCGGACCCCAATTTTTTATATGTTAAGTATACATGAAGACTCGTAAGAATCGTGTTGAGGCAACTCTTCCTGGATTGACCCAATGGTATAAAGCATCGTTTGAGCATTTGGGATGGATGATATTGGCCAAAAAAGAAGGGAATCGTGAAAAGATTGTCGCGTACAAAAAGTCTCTCGATCGATTGTGTGATGCTCTTTGCGACCGTATTGACCTAATCCATGATGAAGATAACCGTGATGATTTGGTTCTCATGCAAAAGAACGTTGAATATTTAATCAAACATGTCAAGAAGGATTTTAAATGATTTAAAATTTTGTGTTTTTCATACTTATCTTAATTTTTTCAACTAATTCAGGGGATAACACCTTTTGAATGTTTGAAGTTTTTGTAGGTTTAATGGTTAATAAGTTTAACGTATATAAGGATTTAAATCCATGAAAACATTTTGCACTTTTATATACCAATAATGGAGTTTGATGGTAGACGATTGTCTTACCTTCTACAAAAGCATCCCCCGCAAGACAATTTTCTCTCGCACTTGGGAAGTCATATTCTTTTGTTTTATCTCGGTTATTCCACATGTCGAAACCTAAATAATAACCGATCTCATCCATTAACTCGTTGTCTAACATGATACCATAAACGTAGTAGGTATAGTTTATTTCATTTTAGTGTGTAATCAAAATATTATCTAGCGGCGTTTCGTCGTTTCACTAAGTTGGTGATTGCATCCACAACATTAGTTTCTTGATTAATGATAACACCGGCATGTTCTGATGTATAATTTTTTAGTATATCGGTGTCGATTCTACTTTTATGATCGCTATAAGTAATCTCTCCTAATGTTTTATCAGCATTATGGTTAATGCCTGTATGATTACGAACAATTATTAAAAAGTCAATATCCTCTTGAATGGCCTTTTGTGCATCATTAAGCCTAAGCCCTTCTCGTACATTCATGAACATTCCTAATACTAACACAATGACTAAAATCCCCACAAACAAAAGAACTTTCTTCATATACTTACATTATAAAATTGAAACGATCCTTCCCGTATATAAAATATAAAACCATGGAGTGCCCCATTTGCTTCGAGTCTCGCGATTGCGTAATGACCCTGTGTGGGCATGCCTTTTGTTCCAGTTGTATTGGCAAAGTTGCCTGTACAACTCTGACCTGTCCTCTCTGTCGTCAACTCTTGTTGGACGAGAAGGCTTCCTGTAAAGTACTCAACGAAACCATCCTCCGGTCGATGGAAGGTCAACCGAACTACAAACGACATGACCTCTTGAACCGGTACAGAGTATTTGCTGATCAAGTCGATGAAGGAACACTTCTAGAGCAGGACATGGGTTCCGAATTGATCGCTTCCCTCATCGAATTAGTCGGTACAGGAATCGTACATCCTCACATGCGATCCGAACTTTCGGCGGCCGTCATCCGCTACGAAACCTACATGCAAGAACCCTACGACGATTGGCGTTTGTATAAAATTGAAACGTGTCTACCTATCTAGTGCATGTACAAAATGGACGTCGACAGGGCTTCACGACTTCTTCGGCGGGCGCAGCGAAGGTACGAGGCAGCCATTCATCAAACGGACAGCGACAAGGACGTCATCATGGGAGATCTACCTATATCGATCAAGACAGAACCGATGGATGCAGAGGATACAGAAGTCATCATTCCTACTTTCAAGACGATGACCATTTCGGTACTCTTAAACGGATTCTACGTACCGATTACACTCCAATACGCGTGATACATTTCGGGGGAAACCCCATTTTTTAAAGATTAATATAAAACGAGTTAGAACTTAAACGCGTTTTATTATTATGTTGACTCTTGATCAAATTGTCGAAATGAATGATTCTGCCGCTGGCCAACCTTGGAACAAACTGAACAAGTCTCTCAAGCTGAAACGTCTCATGGACTTTGCAGAGAGGTACAGCGTGGCCGAGGAATTGGACGATGTTCGAAAGGCTCAACTCAAACAAATGCTTAAAGATAAATTGGATAAGAAGTGTTTACAGAAAATCAAAGATGTCGTCTATAATGCAGAAGAAGAGCGAATCGAGAAGATCCCCTCACTTTACACCGTTCATAATAAGTATACACTTCGATCCGATTCCATTTCTCCTCTGTCTTCCCTTACTCCTAAAACCGCAAAAAAGCCAGAAGTTAAGACTGGACTTTCGGTTCCGGCCTCCTCGCCATAATTCGATGGCATGCTTCCTGACTCATACAGAGTCCACCTTCCATCCACTGTTGAAACTCGCAAGAATACGCATCACTACATAAATAAAATTGGGGGAGTGGCTCCTGAAAGTACTCGGATAACTTGTCACTATGCGCTCCTTTGGTCCAGTAGGCGACTCCATAATCCCAAAAGTGAACATCGGTCGACGTCGGAGGCGGCATGTCAATATTCAACGCTTCTTTGATAAAATGGGCCAGCGCCCGATTTACGCCAGGTACCCCGTACGTGTCGTAAACTTGTTTCCAGAAGAGTGCATATTTATGATCAGAATAGGAGATCTGTATACACTTGTTGTGAGGAATAATAATGCGTAAAGGGGTTTTAGTAGTATACTTGGGCATCGACGTGTACCAAGGGGTTGCAAAGGTACAAAAGATACGACACAGAGGGCTGTTGGCCAAGTAATGAAGATGATGTATACCGAGAGAGAACTTGGCCACAATATTTTTTTCCAGTGTACAGATGCACCAAGGAACAGTATACACTTCTTTGGAGGATTTGATCGTGTATCCATTCTTGCCCCGTTTTATCGATAGGACTTCTTCATTCAGTTTAAGTATACAGGAGGGGTAGAGTTTGATACGACGAACAAGTTCCTGAATGATTTGGGACAATCCATGTTCTAAACAAAAAAAGGGTTGATCCATATGACTCAGAAGATGGATGGCATCTTTGGCATTCATGATGACCAATTCAGAATAGTATCCCATCGAATCTTTTAAAAATTGGACTTCTTTTTCAGAAAGGATAAGTTTGACGTATTCTTCCAAAGTATACTTGGTCATGTCATGAGTAAAGTCGACGGTTTTAAAGACACCTAATTTGAGAATGATGGATGAAAGGGTTTGATTCGGGGATTCTGCAATTCGAAGTTCAGTAGGGATGGGTACAATATCATTCGTCAAATGAAAATCGTTCAAGAGTTGAAACATATGTTTATGTTCGTGGTTGAAGCGGGCTGCACCGCATTCCACCATGAGCTTGTTATCGGTATAAATTCTGCCGCCAAATTCACCGCTCTTTTCGAGAAGGACGATCTTCTCGACAGGATTTTTTTGAAGAAGCGTATACGCTGAATATAAACCGGAGATACCTCCTCCTAATATCATAGTTTATGGGTATATTTCTTTTTTGTGGCGGAACGTTTCGTATGAGAGATCACTACGTTAGGTGTGTATCTGGCTTTAGCAGGACGAGGGCCAAATAACCATTTTAACCCTTCTGTATTAAGGAGAGGTCTCCCTGATTCATACATAATATACTTTTCAACCTCCTCTTCCGTTTTGTTTTTTGGACCTTCATTGATAACTAAAAAAGTTTCAATCAAATTTGGATTTCCAGAAATCAATCGTTCTTTTAGTTTTGCCTTTTTGTATCCATTCGATACATGGCGGTATAATGTATGTACATGGGTAATATGAGGAGGATCCCTTTGGGATAAGGAAGCCAAAAAATCATACACAAGAATATCCTTGGGAACCCCTAAATAGGTTACTGCTTCGTTAGGTCCATCTCGATCGGAATTGTCAAAGGAATAAAAACGATAAAATAAATTCTCCGGAGGAAGAGGGTCGTATATATTATTAGGACCGATTAACCGAATAGTAAACAGTTTATCTGGCATACCGTATACGCATATTATTTCGACCACGAAGTCGTGTCAATATTTGGAACCGTCTTCATGAAACGCGTATAGTCTCCCGAGGTAAGCGATGCGGTCTGTTTTTCATTATTGACGTTGCACAGTCCATAAGGATAGGAGGCCGGTTTCACGACGGGTTTCAAATAGTTTCCTCGACATAATCCAAAGACGATGAGTTTTCCAGTATAAGATCCCCACATGTATAGTATACTACGATTTTATTCAAACGGGATAAGTACCCAATCTTCCTCCTCTTCCAGAATCGTCGGAAGAATCGTCATGTTCTACACCACGATAACTTATGTCAGAATATTTCAATTTAACATGAGGCGCTTAAAATTGAAACGAGTTTTCTTTACCTGTATTTTTATCAACGATGCTTCGTCAAATAGGAGACAGTTCATGGGAGGCCGCGAAAGACTACCTTCAGCTTCATCCAGAGAAGACCTATGCCATCGCCAAGAACCTTCGCGCAACCCTTGAAGAGGCGCTCAAGGAGGAGTGGTGCTACGTCGTAGAGAGGAAAGGAGACACCTTCGAACATGCAACCTACCATCACGGTGTAGAGCGGGACCGGCGCTGATCCTTTTATGTGTATACTTACTATGTATACGTTCCCATTCAGTACATGTGAACGACCGAATCCTACCGGTATTGCTCAACCCTATTCAGCTGCGTTGAACCTGATCAATAGTGTCGTTATCTTTTATTTTTTAATCCATACCAAACACTATTATACTGCCCTCTTACTCTTTTTAATTCTATGTTTTGAGTTGTTCCATTCGTTTTCACATATCATCCATCTTGCAAGTTCAATCCAAGAAACCGTCATCCATCTATTAGCCGTCATGGTGAATGGTGCACTTCTCTTTTTCTTTTATAAGTATTTGAAGGTCACGCCAGCCCCTTGGTTTCTTCTCTTTTGTGTCAGTATACTTGGATTGGATGCTTATCTATTTTTGAATATGAGTATACTTTATTATTTTGCAACGCAAATCATCTTATTCTTATCGATCCTCTTCTATCATTATCCTTTGTTGACAAAACCGATCCAAGATAAACTCCATCTGATTTTGATTCTTACGATCGCCATCTTCCTTCTGTTTCTGAATGAAAAAAATAATTGTGAATGCATGTTGGAAGTATACACCTTCCCCTATCATATTGTCATCGAAATTCTTGGTATCGGACTCTTTTATACGTTGTGCAGTACATTTTATCAACTGTAATTAGATTGTATATGTTTCGAGTAAACGAATACTACTTTAACAATAATTTAAGTAAATTAACAGATTCTTCAAATATAGGAAATTTATTTTATATTTATAAATTATGGACTTTAGTGATGGGACTACAAAACAACTCGTCGATCCAGCGACCAAACCTATTCCATCACCATATGAAGAGTATGCACAGTCCATCGCGGGAGACATAAAAGGTGGTTTTTTTAACAACTTATTTAGGGGTGAACCTAATACCCGTGAAATTTTTGAGATGGTGAACTCCGCAGGAAAAAAAGAGAAGGCAACTCCGGAAGTTATAAATCTGATATATAGTAGGATATTGCACTTGTTGCAAAGAGGAGGTGGTAAATCAAAAGTGCGGCGTAATAGAAAAAGACGAACCCGCCGGCGTAAGGCATAGGATTAAATGGCGATCCCCTTCCAAGGACATGTTTCCGGACCAAGTATACGGAGAGCTCGTTCATTCATTTTCTTTCGGCGGTACCGATTTACCTGACGACGATGGGTCCAATATTCCTTCGTCGTCATTTTTTCGTGTGTCTTTGTACACTTACACGGAGGAAATTCTTCTTCGAGAAGATCTGTATACTGAAGTCGGCCTGTCGGCCACCATTCCCCTTCAAAATATTCTTCTGGTGAAATCCAACGAACATCCAGAAGAGGAATCTTCTTCTGACGAAGTCGATCTAATTTCTCTTGCAATTTTCGTTTCTCGCGTTCCATACGTTTTCCGATCATCTCTTCATGCACCGCCTGTCTCGCCTTTTCGTGAAGGATGCGGTTCCTTATCGCGTCCATGTTTTACCTTTCATGACGTATCTCAGCTAATTCAATTTTATTTAAAAAATTGAAACATATTTTACTTGTTCTTGTTTTTTACAGCAGAACCATGGCGTGCATCGATTGCACCGCTTACACGACAACCTTCGGTGATGTGGCAGAGAATCATGCCAAGATGCAGAAGCTTGGGGTCATGCATGACAACGGATACTCTTGTGATCAATTGAAGGCGCTCGGAAAACGTTTAGAATCAGAAGGCATCGAAACGGAATGGATCGATTTGGCTCGCGGATGGAATGAAGAACATGCGGCCACGCCCGAAGAGCTCATGGAAGCCGGAGTCCTTGTCATTCGGCGAGGGATTCATCACATCTTGGGCGATACAGAAGGGCTAAGGGCCGAACACGATTGTCTCGTACCTGATAAACAAGCCAAAATGCGCGGGCGAGTGGTCAATAAGCATGCTCGCTGGAACCTATGCTTTGATGACGAAGATCAAGCGGCCGATTTCGAAGATGGCAAGGGTACGGTGGTTGCATGGAAGCATATACCCCTCACACAGCGTCTTCGGGAACAAATTCAAGAATGGACGGGAGATACAGATTTAAAAGGCGAGTCGAACATTTATTATGACCCCAGCAAGTGTGGGATAGGGTATCATGGGGATGGAGAGAGGAAGAAGGTGTTTGCCGCACGATTTGGAGCGGCGGAGCAAGTACCGTTGTATTTCCAGTGGTTTCAACGGTCGGAGCCGGTAGGGGAGCGCATGCACATTCCGTTAGCGGATGGCGACATGTACGTGATGAGTGAAAAGGCGGTAGGATTTGATTGGCTCAAGAAAAAAACACCCACACTTCGGCATGCTGCCGGTTGCGACAAATTCACGGTCCTAAAATAAAAAATAAATATTCGACGGGATATCATCGGCCCCATGATATCTTTTTTAGAGAAAGGAGGCGACTTCGCTAAGGGCATCCATCGTCAACGGTGTATTCTTTTCCAACAACACCGCATGCCACTTATCCAAAAGCCGCTTCCGACGTGTGATTGCGTGATACTTCCACTTGCGAAGGAATGCTCGAAAATACGTATCTCCGTAGTAGCCAAGTCCACGTTCAGGCCAAAACCCTGTCCAAAATCTAGCGATTCGAATTCGACCCTTTGGGGCCCACTTGAAGTTGTGAGGACTCAATTGATACCCATTATGCCGTCCCTCAACCTCCACGAAAAGGATGGTCATCATTCTTTATTTATCTAAAGATGTAATTGATGGTTTCAATTTTTACAGGATTTTCGACGGGATTTACGTGTACCTCCCCTTCTGACTCTACCATAGGAAAACATTTGTTTAATATAGTCTCCACGACGATGTTTACGGCGAGTGCGTTCACGAGGGTTGCTTTCATGATGGGTTCTTTCACGGTATGTGCTTTCACGAGGATTGCTTTCATGATGGGTTCTTTCACGGTATGTGCTTTCACGAGGGCTGCTTTCACTGTGTGTGCTTTCACGGTATGTGCTTTCACGAGGACTGCTTTCACGAGGGCTGCTTTCACTGTGTGTGCTTTCACTGTGTGTGCCTTCACTGTGTGTGCCTTCACGCGGTAGTGTATAATCGATGGTAGATTTTCCTATATACGTATCGTAGTCTTCTTTCTCTTTTTTAACCATATAATAATGATAAATTTCGTTGCCTTCGTGGTCGTTGATAGGATATGAATCTCTATATATTTTTTTACCTTCTGTAGAAATTGTTATATTACCGGTATTTGTTTTAAGTGTTATCTCGTTGTACTCGCTATTTACATCGATTTTAGGCTGGTGTGAGTTTTCTAAATACATACTATATACTTATAATTTATCATACAACGTTCCGTATAAATGAACGAGAATTGCATTATTTGCTTTATTTTCAAAGTCAATCCTCAAATTACAAATCTTTTGGTCTCCCGTCAAATGATTCTCAAGTTTTGTAAGTGCACTCGTCCGAACGGCATCGTAAATCTTTCCTTCAAACCCCTTTCTACCGAAAATATTTGCCACCCCTGTAAGAAATTCGCGTACCGCGTTCGACGATCCCGATTCGGTCACATGAATGATCCCGATCTGTTTGTACCCCGTCTCCGAATTGGGCTCCGTATTCAATCGTGTCGTTTTGTAAATCATGAGTTCTTTAGATGATCCTCCTTTAAGTCGGCGTGTCATACCCTTATAATATATTTTTATTCCAGTATACTATGTCTTGCTCGTCGATCGAAAAGGACATTCAAAAGATTCATAAACTACCGTTGGATGAAGAAGAAAAAGCCATCCTTGAATCCGTTTTACTCAAGGAGTTTTCCGGAGAAAGAAAAAAGACACGTCGTAGACGTAAACGACCGACGCGTCGAGGCGGGACCCGTTGTAGTACACTAGAATGTTTGACTCTTCTATCGACGATGATCTTTATCATTTATAAAATACGCGTATGTGCGATCAACGTAAATCTGGTTGCTGTCATGGAATATTCCATCTCCACGTATCATGGTGCCCTCTCTGTCTTATTTGGTTATAATGCACGCGCCTCCTATGAAGCAGCAGCGACAAAACCTCAAGCAGAGCGAGATGCCGTTGCATTTAAAGAAACGATCGATGTGGCAGGGAAAGCGGTTCTTTTACATCGATTGGCAGGATTCGTAGCAACAACTTTAAAAGAAATCGCCGCTCATCCAACTCGGTGTAAGTCCTATTTACCGGATCCTGTCATCCAATTATTATCGATCTTCTGTCGTGTTGAAACCGGTGAAATCAAGCCTGCTGAGGGCAAAAAAAGTGTCGATGCCATCTTTAAACCTGTACTTGTGCGACAGTCTTCCTATGAAGAGTTTTATGATGCACTTGATGAATCACCCTAATTGTTTCATGAAATCGACCATGTGTCGTTTCCCCATACTGGAATTACAATTTTGACAAATAGGTCTCAAATTGGACACTTCGATGGTACCTCCATGATATTCGGAAACCACATGTCCGCAGTGAAAGGACATTTGAGAAATGATGGTATTTTTACAACATACACAGGGAGCGTTCCCCTTCTCCTCTCCGATATAGGTTTTCCATACAAGCCGCCGGACCGCTGCAGGGATACGCTGTTTTGGTTTCAGGGATCGATACATTCGTAAGGTATCATGGATGAGAGGTTTCCATCCATCTTTTTCAAGTTCAGGATTATCATACCATTGGATCAATTGTTGTATTTTGTTAGTTATTTCGCAAGGAGATAACGTAGATGCCTCTTTGCGAAGTTTTTCTTGTTCCCGTTGACGATGTTCTTGAGCCCATGATTGTGTCATGGGATCCAACGGAAGTAATAGTATACGCTGATACGCCATGATGCATTCCATCTGTAGAGGGACTTCATGTCCAAGATGATTTCAATTTACGTGGATTGAATATACTTAGGTTAAAATAAAAGTATACACTATGAAGAGTCCGTGTAAGAACGGTCAGGTACGCGACCGAACGACCAAACTGTGTAGAGATCGTCTTAAAGCAGGTAGAAAAGGATGCAAGACCCAAAAGAAATGTAGCTTGTATAAATTACACCAAGCCTGTAGAGATGCCGGATCTAAAGGGAACGTGGATCTGCGTTCTCTCATGACCAAAAGTGAAGATATCAATCAATTGGATAATACCGACATGACCCCTCTCATGATTTTAGCATCGAAAGGGAACGTGGAGATGATCGATTTATTTGTTCTCAACAACGCAAATCTTCTTGAAACCAATCGTAAAGATGAAACTGTTCTTCATTATGCCAACGAAGCTGCAATGAAAAAACTTCTTACCTATCCATCCGTTCCTATCAACGGAATCTCGACAAATCACAGAACGGCACTTCATCATGCCATCGAAATAAATTCTCCTCTCTCCGTAAAACTACTCCTTCAACGAGGTCAGCCTCTCTTAGAAGTAGATAATCCTGTATCCGCAGAGACAGAGGTTCAATTCGCGATGAAGACCGCTGTACGTACTAAAAAATATACGGTCCTTAAAACACTACTCCCCTATTTGGATAAACCCATGTTACGCGAAGCTCATACAGAAGCGGTACACTATACTGAAACTAATGTTAAGGAACGTACTGAATATAAAAAGATTGCTACCATGATTAAGAAAGTCTACGAGGCAAAATTTCATACAAATATATAGGTATATAGTATGTCAGAAATTAGAGCAGCACGATTACAAAAGTTAGCAGCACGACCCGACCCCGGACCCCCTGCGGGTTCGTTGAATGCAGTGATCCGAAATGCTCGGCTTAATCCGCCTCAAGTCGTTCCTCTTGGAGGAGGGCAGGTAGATCCATTACTTCAAGGGGCCGCTCAAGCGGTACAACAGGTTCGACAAGTGGATAGTAGTAATGCGGCCATCATGGCAGCCGTCTTACAACTTCAGAGTGCAGTCCCCGTTATTCTTGGACGGATCAAAGAGGTGGAAGATCATCAAAAAGGGTTTCGGGCAGAAAATAAAGATCTTCATGATCGAACGGTTGCTGCCATCGCTGATTTTCGATCGTTTGCCGCTGACAATTTTAATGAAATTAAAAAAGGTATAACGGCTGCTGCCGGTTTTTTTGCAGGGGGATGTTTTGGAGGTATACACCGAGGCATCTTATTACGGATTGCCACATGTATGTTTTTATTCTTTTGTTTCATTTTTGGAGTCCTTCGAATGATATTCGACTTTTATGTAAAAATGAGAAAGGCGTTCCTTACCGCCATCTCCGTCATGTTTGCCGGATTTGGACCATTTGTATCAGGGGTGGTGTACAACATAACGGCGATTCTTATTTTCTGTGTGGAATTAGGATGGTCGGTTCTGTTAATTAATACACTGGGGTCGTTTTGGCCTTTCCGTATGGAACGGATCGGGACACGTACCATCATCGCGTTGAAAGATTTATTCATGTCGGTTCTCTCGTTGATTTATCAATTTTTAACAACGTTATTCACCCCTTTCTTTGATTTAGTCGAAGAAGTGACGGGATGGGATCTTAGAAAAGGGTTCAAATGGATGAATACTCTTATGGAACAAATTGTAGCGGTATGGCAGTATGTATGTTCATGGGTATTTGCTCCTCCAGTTGTGAAAAAACTGGTTGAAGGGGATGTTCTTCCGATAGACACTGAAGACATCCCTGAAAGTGCAGCGTTTGTAGCGCATATGAAAGAAACGTTAGAGGCGACAACTTCCAAAGCGGCCGAGGTTGCATCCGACACAAAAGAAGCGTTGTCTGCTGCTGCTCATACGGCTGCCGCTAAAGTATCCGAGGCAGCCTCCGATGCAAGCGACTATTTGGCCTATGCAAAACAGTGGTCAGCGGGCGCAAAGGAACGTTTAGCGTCAGCTACCGATTTTGCTAAAAAGAAAGTCATGGATCAGTTAGGTGGAGGTCTTGCTGAAGAGGTACCTAAGGCTGCTAAAAAGGCTGCTTCAACTTCTAGGAAAAGTCTATTTAAGGCTCGTCCTAAGCGCGGTGGCGGTCTTGTCGGGTTTGAAGAGTCCTTTTTCGCCTTTAAACATACCAGCGGAGTCGACAATCAGATGGGATTTATTGTGGTCATGTTAGCGATGATGAGTGAACCCAAATTTAACAATAAATACTTGACGGCGTACCTTTCAAACCCGATGGTGGAAAGAATGACGTCCGAATTGTACAAACGTATTGAAGTCATGACGGATTTTTTACAAACTGGACACATGTCCCCTTCGGTTCGTATGCCTCGATTAGAAAGAACCCTCGTGTCAGGTATAGGGATGCGTCCGACAAGAAAACAGAAACGCCCCAAGCGTCGGCGCACCCATAAAGCATAAAAATGAAATGTCGTATAGATCGACCCCGATGCAAATGATTCACATCGAAGGTTCGGAAGGAATTACCATCATGACCTTTCAAGATAAAACAGTTATCTCTTGTCAAAAAGATAACTGTCGCATCCTTCGACAGCGGACACTTACCCCGTTGTCCGTTCCGGCCAACAAAAAAGTGGTTTCGGATATTGGTCTACGTATGAATCTTGTCATGGTGGTCGGTGATCCGTCCGCGATCGAACAAAGTATACGTCTCGAAGTCGAATTGAGAAGTCTTCAAGAACTAGAATTGCACCACTTGCGACAAAAACTTCAACGGATTCAAAAAACCGCAGATGAAATTCGGAGCATAACCGATCGACTACACTAGGGTTAATTTATGAAACTTTTCAAATTCTTCCCGCGTAATGAAGTGATTGACCCGAATGTATTTTTCGATGATGTATTGGGCAAAGATGTTGGAGATGCAAATCGATAAACTCACGACGAGCGAATTCAGAATAAAGTCGTTCATCTTTTATGTAGTATACATGATCAAGCGTTGATCAATTTATAAAATTGAATCGGAATGTATAACCTTGTCTATGTGAAAATGAATCTTCTCGATGTCATGTCGATGCTAGGGCGAGAGCGGTCCAAGGAAAAGGTCATCGACTTGATCCACACCAACGGCGAACGATGCGACATGATCCTACAATATGCTCCCCAATTTAAAGATGACCTCGACGTCGTACAGGTCGCTCTCTCCTACGATGTACGAAGCATCTATTATGCAAGTGAACGATTAAAAAATAACGAAGAGCTTGTGTTCGAGATCGTTCAAAAAAGTGGAAGGACGCTTCAATATGTAGGGATGGAGATTCGATCGAATCGACGTGTTGTCTTAGCTGCCGTTCGACAGGATGGTATGGCCATCCAATATGCCATCGATACATTATGGAACGATGAAGAGATTGTTGCTGAAGCCATCGAACAAACTCCCGATGTCATCGATTGGATCGACTCTTTACATGAGTAACATGTTACATACACTCATAGAATCTCGTATGCTCTACAAATGATTTTTTACATCCAGATATGAATCGAAGATCTGCAACATGGGAGTCCTCATGTTGAAAGAGATGAACCTCATAATTAAACGTATCCATCGACACTTGATATATCGTATTGTCGACGGTATACTTTCCTCCTGTTATTTTATTCACGTTATACCTCAATTCGATCATCGTATCCATATAGTAAGGTCTTTCTAAGTGGCTAGCAGGAGGTGCATCATCTTTTTCGATCGTATGAAGACCAATATGAAGCCCGTAATGAGGAGTTCCTTCCGGATAACAAATGATGAATCGAGGATCTCCACGAAGACTAAACATCCGACTTGCCCATCGACCCTCTCGCCATGGCAAATAGACGAATCCTCGTGGACCTGATTCCTCCGAACATCCAACGACTTCGACGATTTTCACATAAGAATCTCGACCTTCCCATCGTATCGTATCATTCACGCCGAGTTTCAGGGGATGCGTATCCTCGTTCGACCTGTATACATAGAACTGTTTTAGATCGACGTTGCTCCAGACCGCACGGGTGTTAAAGGCAAGATCCATCGTACACAGGTCTCTCCTAAAAAGGTACATTTCGATTTTTTTTCACATGGTATAGTATGTCGCGTAGATTGTCCAAAGTCCATCCTGCGCCTGAATCTCCGAAAAGTTCTACACTGGTCAAGAAAGTATTTGCTTATTCAGAAGCACGTAATCGTGGAGATGACCTTCAAGAATATCGACATGATATTCTCGACCATTTGATGAATACACGAAAAATGAAAACGTACGAAGATTTAATGGCCACGACCGATGGAGTGTATACCATTCCTCACTCCCTCTTTTTTTCAGCGGTGGTTGTATGGCATGATGAACGTCTCGTTCACGGTGTCATTTCTACGGCAAAACGATTGGATGTACTGGATCGATTGAGGGATACGACCTTTGGGAAATCAAGGAGATCACTATACTCGATGGCTCAGAATGAAATGATTATTGATGCACTCGAACGAAACCGATTTCCGGAAGGACGTAAGAAGAAACCTAAACGCGCGACACGCGGCGGGTACCGCGCTTTGCGATCTTACGGGACACGCGCTTTGCGATCTTACGGGACACGCCGCTCTTAGGACGTTTGCCAATCTCTTCATAGGCAAGATATACTGGAGGTGTAATGTGAACACGTCCTACCCCCTCATTATGAAAGGAAACCGTATGCGTTCTTACGACGTTGGTCATATAATGAACTTGTGCATCTACATGCGCATTTCCAAAATAGCCAACGACAAGTTTGCTCTCTTTTTTTCGATTATACGACCGAAAAATAAAATATAAATCGAGTACAATTGACGTATAATACATGAAAACACTTGAAATGAATGAATGTTGTTCCTCGGCATAATTCATTCGTTCAATTTCGGCCGCAATTTCGGCCTTACGATCCGTTTGATAAAAGTCGATGAGAAGCGTTAATAAATCGGCTACATATTCATGTTCCTCTTCCCTATTCGGAAACGTTGCCTTATAATGCCGTTGAATTTGCATACATGATGGAACATCAAACATCGCACGAAGATCGGCAGGAAGCGACATGTATTGATCTCGAAGAACACTCTTTTCTTCGAACAGCTTCTCTATAAAGACATCTTCTGGTTCGGTTATGATTTCTCGTAGAATGATAAGCATTTCTACAAATAGATGAGGAATCGGTTGTTTTACGGTTTTCATAAGAGGAACGTTGTTCATCAAGTACCGATTCGCCTGTTTTCCTAAATGGTCCAATAACTGTACCGTAATTCCTCCTTGATAATCATCTTCCCATTCGGTCTCATAGTGAAGTAGTCTTGCAGGGAACTCGGGCATTTCTCTCCCAAGTCGATACTTATGTAAAATAGCAATCGTTTCATAATAAACCGGCATCATTGACGAGACACTCGAATGCGTCAACACGTTTTGTTTTCGAGCATCGGCATACTGCCATCGTATGTTGGGAAAAGGACACCGTGTATTTTTATAAAAGCACAATTGGTGAATCCGAGTTAGTTCTACCATCGGAGACCTGATATCATATTGTTCCAGTTGCCATGCCATCATCTTGTCTTTTTTAGAGAACGGGACAATCTCCTCCACTTCTCTGCCTTGGTATAGGTAATAGATCTTTTCTTTTTCAGATAATCCGGCCATTTGGTCCGTATCATTAAAGAAGGCTTCCAAAAAGAGATGGACGGGATATCTTTTTGCTAATTTATCCAACGATGCAATAAAATCGGTTTGTACGTTGGCACATCGAGGTCCATCGCAAGGTTCCCAATCATCATAATTGTGTTTTTCTCCTAACAATAAAAAAGTGACGTCAGGTTCCTGTCGAGGCGTCAACACCGTCATAGTGTAAGGGCCTCGAATCTCATCGTAAATGTCTTCTCCGATATGAAGGGGCATAGTATACTGATTTATTTAAAGTTCGAGCCGTTTTACATCCCATCCGTCCACCCATACACGGTCGACTTCTTTGGTCATAACGGCATAGTATACACGGATGTACCATCCTGAATCCAACGGCTCTTTGACAATTCTCCATAAAATTCCCCAATTAAGGGATGAAAAGGCCTGTCGGATATCCCATTCGGACACGTCTACTTTAGTACGGAATCCAAACACCGTCATTCCTTTATGAGGGACGATAGTAGATGATTCCTTCAATTTTACACGATGAATTATATCATTTACGTCATATATTTTATATGATTATACGGGGATTCCGCAGTATTGATTATATGAAGTGCTAAATTTTTATTTTTATTCATGTCGTGACGTATATCCTTATGGTGAAATATGAAACAGTTGTACTTATGTACAAGAATATTAAATATACTTTGATCGCCTGTATGATGATATGTAACCAACGGATCATTTAAGATATCGTCTTTGTACGATGTAAAAAATGCCCACTTTTGTATGAATGAGTTGTTTAATTCACATTTTTTAAATAAAAACCATGAGTTTAATACGTGAGGAAAGTTTAATTTATTCATATTGTCGGAATTAGGAATAATTGTATTCCACACATCTATATTATCACAACATGCATTTGTGATATTGGTTATGTCGGTTCCAACACTTCCGGCAATACATAGTTTTTTATTTGCAATATCTATCATTCGATCGATGGATTCTGTAAACCCTTGTATAAAATATTGAGAGCTGTCCACATAATATAAAATGTCGCCTTCCGACATACTATCATATACATCTTTTACGATAAATGCTTTCCACGCATTATAGTATCCATCTCTTCTACCATTTTTATAAATTGTAGGTAAATCCTTTATTTCTGAAAACCACGGGAGTGTTTTAATTTTATCTAATGTATAATCGTGAATGACGATTGGATGACGTGTATGATGATGTACAGAATCGAGGGTAAGACGTTTTGTGGTATTATACGGCTCATTATTTGAATATACAATTAAATGTATCATCATATAATAGAATATAATATTATGAGGGTAATAATTTGTATTTGTTCTAAATATCCAAATAAACGGTTATATACATGCATAAGGGAATTATATAAATATCAGATCTCTTCTCAACATACCTATGAAATTCATGTCGTTGATAGCAATAGCGATAATATGATGTATTACGATGAAGTCGCTAAAAATTTTCCAGATGTTCATCTACACATGATTAAAAATAAAAATTATGAATATGGAGCTTGGAAATATATAGTTGATTTATGTCCGGCATTTGATGTATATTTCTGTATTCAAGATACAACAATTATTCACAGAGAAATTGATCTTACACCAATTTCCAACAATACTGCATACACGTTTCATCATTTTAGCGGTTATGATTGTCATTTAGAAATTAAGCCTCTTGGACTAAGTATACTAAGTCGTAGCTCTTTAAACTATCTACCTTTTGTGAATCGACCTTTTAAGTTAGCCCAACATTGTTCTTTTATTGTATATAACTCCACCATAAAAAATATGTTTCATGAATTGACAATTCCTCCTGTCAATAAAAATGGATCTTGTTGTTATGAAAGAATTTTTGGTATCTATTTCTTATCGAAGAAAATTCGTACCATCAATTTATATAACTACATGAATAAAATACATGGGGACAGATATTAAATTCCAATTCTATTTCCTTTAATGAAGACCAGCTCGTATTCACTCCATAATGTATGTCTAAACTGGATATACATAATATCATCTAACCAAGGTTGATCAAAATCCGATTTTATAAAATCTACACCTTTGTAATAGGGTAATAACGATCCAATATTCCATCCATTTTCAATTATCTTTCTTGACATGAGAACCTCTTTATTCCATATTGCATCGTCAAACGTTGGAGCATGATTGGTCAAGCTGAAGATCTCCTGATCGATTAAATACTGAAGCGTGGTTTTATCCATCGAAAAAATGTACGATTGTACGTGTGCCTTTAGCGGGTCTCCTATTGTATTAATCGTACTTCCGAAAAGCTTCACGTTTCCCTGCAGGCCCTCAAGGTAAATGTCTGTCCACTTACCTTTGTAATAAGAGGGGAGAAATGGACCAATCACCGACGAGTTCACAAATATAAATGTATCATAATTTTGATAGAGTTGATGGGTCAATAAAGCCTCACTCCATCCTCCGAAATCATACCCCACATTCTCGCGAATCAACACCTTGACATTCTGGTTTTGAATAGTATACTCCCTGTTATTCGCGATGATCATAAAATCGATGTTTTCATCTTGAAACAAACAGTTGTTCAAGAAATGTTCCACTCTTATGTTGTATTCATGAAACACATACAACACAAGAGTTTTCATAAACGTATAATGAAATTAGTTTTAATATGATATACACAGTATACTTATGGAGGATCTGATTCGTTCCCTCAAACTACCTCCCAAGTTCATGAAAGAGTATACTTACATAGAAGACATCGACTTTCTTATTCTAGGACGATACATTCGATGGGTGTACACTGACAACCTTAAGAAAATCTACAACGGTGGATTTCTTGTTTCTGTTGATTCCAACATTCTCTTGTGCAAAAACCGAATGGCACTCTTTACCATCTCCTTTGACGATGCACTCGTCTTTCAAAAAAGATCCATCGATGAACGTATTGTGGAACGTGCGCGCCAATTGGCATCTTAAAATATACGTAGTTAGTATGCCGTTTTATGCCCTGTATACTGGACATATCAACAACCAAATTTTCACGACATGGGATGAATGTAAACGCGAAATCAACAAGAAACCCAAATATAAAAAGTTTGCTACGATGGAAGAAGCCCTCTTTTTTCAAAAGAATGGACCTTTCGGAACCGAGGATAATTTCGAAGAGTATGTGTACACTGACGGTTCCGCCATCTCCATCAAAGGCGAATTTTATTCAGGGTACGGCGTCTTTTACGGAGATCATCGAGACGTCTCGGTATACTTAGGCAAGACTACCAATAATGTAGCGGAATTGACCGCCATCCAGCATGCCTTGCAACAAACGGATCCCACGAAGAAGACGGCGATCTACTCCGATTCGACCTATGCTCTCTTGTGTTGTACGTCGTACGGCGACAAGTGTCAAAAACGAAAATGGCCCGAAGACATTCCGAACGTTCATTTGGTTCAAGCAACCTATGAGTTGTATCAATCCAAAAAGGAAATGGTCGCGCTCGTGCATATTACAGCGCATACGACCAAAGACGATCGTCATTCTATAGGGAATCGAGAAGCGGACCGGTTAGCGAAACTTGCCCTTTCCAACGTGAAATAATATTGGAGAATACTATGGATCTTCCCCCTCCCCCACCGCCGCCTTTGCGTAGATCCAATAATAGTGGACCTCCGCCTCTACCTCCTCAATTACCTAGAGTAATGAATCGTCCAAGAACCCCTTCTCCTCCACGGATATTTGGCGCGAATGAACCTCTCCCTCCCCCTCCTCGTTTACAGAGGGCGGTTGCACCACCGATGCATTTAAGCGCTCAAGAAATTAAAGGCATTCTTATGAATGATTTGAGCGAAGCAAGTGTTCGCCGAGTATTACCGGACATTCAAGCGTTAAGCCCATCTCCCCGAACCCATCTGATGAACGAGTTGAAGCAGTCTAAAATTATTCCCCCTGAAGTAGAACAAATGTTGGGAAAAATGAAAAAGTCTAAGCACCGTAAATTCAAAAAACGTGTATCTCGTAGACCTAAACGCAAATTAACGGTCGATCGGTAGTTTAGGAAGACGCTTATCCAACCATCGATGAAACGCCTCAAACTCCGTCACATACTCTTGTTCAAACGGCGTACCCTCCATGACTACTTCGATGTATCCTCCCTTGTAAATATCCCTCGAATACTGTAGTACATAAGGAGTGTCCTTATGTAGTACAACATACAATCCTGCATCCATCAACCTCCTCACGATACATTCCACTTCCCATAAATAATCCATCTCCAGCGGTACAATACTTTCAAGATGGATGACATGTCGCGCCATCTCGACCGATTTGACTCGAGCAAGAATCTCCAGTGTACGCGAACAAGTCGTATAATAGTAGCGAGGCCGAAAGAGGTAATCATGCCACCGTTTGGCGCGGTTGAACGGCGGAAGGTAATGTTTGAATACCGTAGAAATGTAGTCAACAAGAAGATCTACCTCCTCCGGATCGGTTGCCTTTACGATGTTGTGAGCGATCATCTCAGCCGTCATTTCTTTTCTTGTAAACGACGATTCAAACGTGGTTCAATTTTATCACCTTTAAGTATGGATTTTCGAGAAATGATTAGATCTACCACACCGCTTTATTTTGTATTTACGATTGACGGAAACAGTTATGATGTTAGGTTTAAAGTAAGTAGGAAGGAAATGATTCTAGAATTCACAGTTAAAACTCGTTCATCATTCTATGAATGTATTAAAATCCGATTTCATCACGACGAAGTTGAATTGAACAAATTTTATTATATGCTCGAAATTGATAAAAAATATGATTGTCCTCATCTAGCCCATGCAGACTTTTTTAAGATTTTGGACGTTGTGGCCAATATGAATAGCACTCCTCGAATTACTTTGGATGACGGATCCTATGTCGACATCAACGGATTTAGAATTTACAAAAATGTGATTGCCATGACGAAACAAGGTCGTTCCTTTTATAATCGACACGGGTTTGTATCCACCATAGAAGGTGTAGATGAAAACTTCAGACGTTTACCTTCTCAACCGTTCGACGGTAGTGGAACTTATCAGGAAACGGCCGCCGAGTTGATTCACCGCGCTAAAACATTTGAGGGTACTCCTGAAGAACGGAGTCAACTTCAACAATGGTTGACGACCTTTGATCATACCGTACAAACAGAAACCGAGGATGGTGGTTCGTATTACAAAACCGCCGCACCCTATACTTTCCATATCGAACCTGTGAATGAAACTACCTTCCATGTGATTGCAAACTCATCCGGTGGACGAAAACGCGCAAAACGAACGCGTAAACTCAAATCTAAACGGAAGACGAATCGAGCAGCATGATCGCCATCGCTGCATAATTATGTAAATCCAACAGCGTATCTCGCATTCCTTCATCGGGAACCAAGTTCACCCCGTTTTTCGTAATGGACATCGACCGTTGTAGTTTATCTTCGATCCGCATCAGGACACCAATCACGCCATACTTGGCGAAAGCATCACCATAATCGATATTCTTTTTTGTAAAGAGAGCAAAGGCTTCACTTTGAATCCGATTCATTTGTTCAATACGATTCATAGTATACTAAAAAATGTATCTTTAAATCTGTATTTTGTTTACCACAGACCGGCTACCATCTTTCGGCACGTCTCTGCTGGAATCTGTTCGGCCGAGAACTCCTTCCATGGTACGTCACCTTCCCACCGTGCGTATACATCGTCCACACACCGAAGCGGGGGAGACTTTTTGTAAATCCGAGTCGTCCAGTACCACTCGTCCGAATAGTATACTTTGAACGAGTCCTTCATGTAAATCCTCTTGTGCACCTCATCGAGATCTGAGGGGACGAAGTGAATGAAGAAGATCTTATAATCGGTCCTTACGACTTCATCCACATGACTGACTCCCCGAAATAGCGTATCGAAGGTTTTGTAAATGTCATCCGCCACGAAATGCAGGGGCGACCACGGAATACACATGACCGGTCGATATTTGATCGTATTGTCATAGACCGCGATGCCGACATCGTCCACGTCCCCATCGAAATCGGTCTGAACAAGATTCCCATGATACATGTAGTCCCACTTCTGGTACCATCTTCGGTGAGCCTCTTCGGCGAGTTGCCGAGCCTTTCCGCTGGACGCATCGACCAACATATCGCTGAAGCCATCACTCGAAACGACCATCCGAATCGTATCCGTAGGAATCGTCAGCATCGAGAATTTTTGAGGATCAAGTCCCGTCATGTTGTTGTGTCCAAGGGATTGGGACGGAACCATAGCTTCCCCAGACGTAAAGGTTGCGATCGGAGAGAGAACATGTTCGATACGTGTTGCTGAAACGGGAAATGGAGCTTTGGTAGGCTGAATCGAGCGAACGTTTTTCTGAGTTCGCTGAACCTCCCTAAAATCCAAGAAATTGTGCGGGGTTGACACATATACCGTAGATCCGTTGAGCCAAACCTGTATCGTAGAATCGCCGCAATTGAACGTTTCCACCCAAGTTCCGGTTATGCGAGCGAAGGCCATCGTAGATCCGGATTGGTAAGAGTTGCCGACGAGTCGAGAATGAACTGCTTGTACTGGATCTGGAGCCATAGCGATCTCATCCATGTTCATCGCGCGAATTTGATCGATGACGTTGTTGGTTCCATGTCCGTCGAAGACGAAAATGTAGTCGATGTTGCCTACTCGGCCGGTGCCGGCGTAGTCCTGATTGGAGCGAGAAGGGATCGTGCAAGAATCCATCGTGTTGTGTCTGGAAGATGGACATAGTTCTGTTTCAATTTTATAAAAAATGGGGTCCGCCCCCCTCTTTTTTTTAAGGTTTGCGCTTCATGATCATGTGTGCTCGAACTTGTTTCCCCTTGATCTCGAATGGCTTGCTGCAGACCGCCGCCATAAGATCCCACTTCTCGTTCGTGTAGGTTCCGTTCATCCGGAAGATGTTAAGCTCGTCGCAGTCCCAGAATCCTGCGATTCCGTTGTCCGCAAAGTATTGGATGATGTCCGCAGGAGTCACACCAGAAGGAAGTTCGAAAACTGCCTTCATTTTGAGTATGTCATACCTAACTAGGAAAAACCGTTTCAATTTTTTAGAGTCGATTTGTTTTGTACACAAACCAATCCGGATCGGTAGGAGCCGTTTCGTAGGTATTGACCGATTTATTAATGGTAGTGAATCCATAATGTCGATTCTGTCGATTCATTTCGTACATCGAGATCGTCTGGAGAGCAAACTCTTCTACACACCAAGGAAACTCAAATAATTCATCTCGAATCGAGGGGTGACGTTCTAAAAAACGAATGATGTTTTGACATACATCGTAGTGAAAGACAAGCCCTTCATGACAAGAGGAATGTAAATGAAGTCCATTCGAACGATAGTGGGTTGCCAATTTAGTTTTTAAAAAGGTAGGCCAGTGCCATCGATGATAAGGGGGAGCAACACTATGCTTCAAATCTTCGATGGAGGTTGCTGTTTTTTGACGCTCCTCCAAGACATGAATCGTAAGCGGTTGATAAAATAGATTACGTGAGGACAATACCATAAAGTACTTGAAGGATGCAATCCGTATCGCATGTAGCATATTCAGGTAAATACCTTTCGTCAGAGTTCCGGTTTCCCTTTGTTTGTTGAGGGAAATGGGATGAACATGAACGTGAGGTAGTCTTACCTTAAGTGCATTCTTCATGTAGTCATTACAATTTAGGATGACGATATACGTACAGTTTAGGTAGGTTTGAATGTTGTTTAATTGTTTCATTAAAAAGGGTACATTTTCATGAACGTTGATCGATACAACGACCTCAACATTCATTACATTAAGTGTTTAAAATAACAAGATGATGTCCGAAGGAGGATAGTAGATGTAAACAGGCATGCCATGTTTCACCCTCTTGACCAAAGCAAAATTCACCTACATACCATCCGTAGAAGTATAACACGCATACAACAAACCAACATGCTAAAATCATCGGTAATTCAGCATTATTTTCCATTAAATAGAGTGCATGAAGTACAATTCCTAAAATCATCAATTTATCTAAATATCCTAGACATCCATAGGAATGAAAAAAGATCGAAGTAAGT